ATAGGAGAACTCATCTAGAGGTTGACAAAAAGGTCAAACTCATACATACTATAAGACCATTGACCACACGTGACATCAATGAGATTCCTTTATTGATAACAGCCATGGGTATGGTCTTTGGCGGTGAAAGATCTTTGATGAATTCTATATCTAAAAAAGTTGTTTATCTCACTGCCGAAGTTTACAATAAAAAGAAGAAAAAAGTTCCAAAATTCAAATAGGATCCAAAATAATTGCTCGCACGTCTTCTAATAAAGGATGAAGTCAATGTCAAGATTGATGGCTTAGAGTTATCTACGAGAAAAAAATTAGTAGAAAAATTCAAGTTTGAAATCCCTGGTGCACGTTATCAACCTGCGGTTCGACTGGGACGCTGGGATGGCAAAGTTTCTTTTTTCCAACTTGGTGGTTCAACTTACATCAATCTTTTACCCGAAATTATACCCATGCTGGAAAAAGAAGGGTACGACATTGATGTTGCGGATGCCAGAGACTACTCTACTACATTTGAATTTGAGTCGGTGACCGAGGATAGTTTTGACGGACATGTCTGGCCCGAAGGACATCCAGCCGCCGGAGAACCGATTATGCTTAGAGACTATCAGGTCGAGATAGTCAATAATTTTTTAAGCAATCCCCAAAGCATACAGGAAGTGGCCACTGGGGCAGGCAAGACCATTATGACGGCTTCCTTGAGTCACTCGGTAGAATCTTATGGACGTAGCATAGTGATCGTTCCCAATAAAAGTCTAGTTACGCAGACCGAAAAAGATTATCGCAACCTTGGATTAGATGTGGGTGTTTATTTTGGTGATCGCAAAGAATTTGGGCATCAGCATACTATATGTACTTGGCAGTCTTTGAATATCCTGCTCAAGAACACAAAGAGCGGAGAGGGCGATGTCACCATTGGCGAATTCATTGAAGATGTGGTCTGTGTCATTGTCGATGAAGTACATATGGCCAAAGCCGACGCACTGAAAACTCTGCTCACCGGGGTAATGGCTCATGTACCTATACGCTGGGGACTCACAGGAACGATTCCCAAAGAAGACTACGAACGATATAGTTTATTTTGTAGCATAGGTAATGTGATAGGGCAACTCAGCGCCAGCGAACTGCAAGAAGCAGGCCACCTGGCCAATTGCCATGTAAATATAGTACAACTGGTTGATTATGTGGAGTACAATAACTACCAGAGCGAACTTAAATATCTTGTCGAGGACCAACTACGCTTGGATTACCTAGCAAAGTTGATCAAGACAGTCAAGGAAAGTGGCAACACATTGGTACTGGTAGATCGTATAGCCACTGGTAAAAATCTTGAAGTTAGATTAGATAATGCGGTATTCATATCCGGCAGTACCAAAGCCGGCGAAAGGCAAGATCATTATGACGAAGTGGCGGAGGCGACAGATAAAATCATTGTCGCCACTTATGGTGTGGCTGCGGTTGGTATTAATATTCCCCGTATTTTTAATTTGGTTCTTGTTGAGCCTGGCAAGTCTTTTGTTAGAGTTATCCAGTCAATTGGTCGCGGTATTCGCAAAGCAGAAGACAAAGATTTCGTACAAATTTGGGATATCACAAGTACCTGTAAGTTCGCAAAAAGACATCTAACTAAAAGAAAGCAGTTCTACAGAGAAGCGAATTACCCTTTTGCCTTAGAAAAAATTGAATGGAAATAAAATGACTATCAATCTCGATTGGAGAAAAGACGACGGTATATTCGTGCCTATGATCAATGATACAGGCCGGAATCACTTTTTTAAAGCAGCCATTGAAAGTTCGGTGCGAGGTAAAAAGGTTGTTGACATCGGTGCCGGAACAGGATTCCAAACAGTATTAGCTGTCAAAGCTGGTGCCGAGCATGTGTGGGCAGTTGAGCAAGATGCTGACCGTGCCCGTCTCACAGAAGAAAATATTAGGCTATGCGGTCTCAGTGACCGTGTCACAGTCATACATGATAATTTTTTAAACACGAATCTTCCCGCTGATTATTATGTCAGCGAAACAGTATGTTCACATCTTTGGAACGAAGGTATGCTAGAAATATCAGAACATGCCATACGAAATGGCGGACAATTTATTCCAGGAAGTTTTGAATACTGGTTTGAAGTCTACGAAAATCATCCTTTGTTCGCAGTCTGCTCAACCGATTCCGAAGCACATTCATTTCAGCCTGACATCGAAATAGATCCCACGTTCGAATCGATCATATCTAACCATGTCAACGATGCCAATATAAGGTATCGTGCTAATAAGATTTCGGGACTCTTTAAACAACTACCGTTAATGCCCGAAATCAAATTTAATAAACTCTATGAAACACCCCATTGGGTAGTTGATCTTAACCAACCCGGTGGTAGAGAGTATACTAGATTTCAACACAGGATCGAACCCACAGATTTGCCAGATCCAGGCAATGCTGTCTATGGTTATTGTGTAGTACTAAATTGGCGCGCCAAGCACAATGATATCATCATGAATCAATGGGATACTTGGTTCGCAACACCATCCAAAGTTATCAACGAATTCCCCAAGGATGGCATAGACATACATTATAATACTAGATCCAAGATCTGGTATTTCAAATATTGATATCACTATGAAAAAGAAACTCATTGTCTGCGGTTGTAGTTTTAGTGCTCCTAGCAATGATCCCAATCTTGCTGGTACAGCCTACGGAGAAGTGTTGGCCAACAAATTAGGTTGGGACGTGGAAATTTTGGCTCGTCAAGGTTGTAGCAATGGTGGTATCCGTGTACAGATAGATGAAGTGATAAGGCAGCGACCAGCCTTTGCGATCATTGCGCCCACTTTCCATGACCGCACCGAAATACCTGCCAGGGCTGCACCTTATGATTTCCGTGATGATGATTGGAAAGGGTGGAACAGCGAACTACAACAGCACCTACAAAAATCTCATCTCAATGGTTACGATAGAGAGGCCGGTATCAACAATGTCAACTACGGAAACAATCCTTACAGGATGATTTGTGAGACCATATTCAGCCTGGCCGAAAACTACGACCATCCTTATAGATCCAGCAAGATAGACAAGGACACACAAAAAGCCATCAAGTCTTGGATCAACTATCTCTATGACAGCGAATGGAAAAGACAACAGGACGAATGGATTATCCGTGACGGTGTCGTCCAACTCTATTCCGCTGGAGTGCCGTTTTTGCTGATAGCCAATAACATTTGGACCAGCGAAACAGTTAGGGCAGCCATTCCTGGTTTTGTTCCTGACCATCATATGACTCTCAAGTATGAAGAAACGCCGGCCCACGCCACAAACAATTGGCCGTTCAAGGGTGCCGATCCCGGATATCATGGCGATCCCGAAAGCCAAAAGTATCTAGCCGACACCTATTATGATATAATAACAAAAAAGTTTGGAATCTCCCCATGAGGATACTTACCTTAGATAATCGCAGTTTTGAAATGAATGAAATACCCGAGGAGGTCGAAGATCTTAGATTCTGTGTGTTGGATAACAGCGACCCCAAAGACCCTGACTATTTTTACATACCGTTGATATTCCTAGAGTCATTTAATAGTCCGGCGTTGGTATTGAAGATCGGTGACAACATCATCAAGATGCCAGTAGATTGGCAGATACTCATTGGCGAACCCGACCTCGGCGATCTCGAAGTAGTGCCCTTGACCAGCATCAATGATCGCGGATTTTCAGTATTTTGTTTTAATCCTATCAGCAGTTTCCGACCTGAATTCCATGGTATTGAAATCGTAGACATATATCAAGATGTCAAATGGTATTTTCCAAAACTAAAATCTGGACAACTTTTAGCCATCCCGTTGGAAAGCAACAAAGACAAACCGTTGTGCGCATTTTTTGTCAAAGAGATAGGACGGCAGAACGAAGTGATTAATTATTCTAAGATATGGTGATCAAAGCCGGTGTTATTGTTGCTCATCCCGATGATTGCGTGATATTCGCGTGGCCGATCATACGCAAATACCCTGGAATTGATTGGGAAATTATCTATCTCACTTATCAGGACCAGGACCCCCGTGCTCAGGAAATAAAAAATTTTTGGTCACAATACTCGATCCCTACACATTTCTGCGGGTTTGTTGATGATTACCATGACATAGAAGCAAACCAAATCAGTTTTGATATCAAACAAGCACGAGAGGAACTACAAGACTATGCCAGCACATTTGATCTCATAGTCACACACAATCGCGACGGCGACTATGGCCATATACATCACATATTCGTCCATGCTTGCCTAGCACCCACTCCTGTGCCACAGATATACTTTGCCAGTACCTTTAACAACAACTACATCGTCGAATCTACCGAAACTTATGATCTTGATCTATTGCCACTACATCGATCTGTCGTGGAAGAATTCCAGGATAGATATATTGGAAGATATTTTATCACCGATGAGGCACGGGAAATATTAAAAAATGGGTAAATTAAGACCCGGCGCTGACATCATCTACGAAAGCCCCGACGGCGGGGAAACAGTCTACGCACGATACTCTGGCGAGGCAGAACGCTGGATGGTGGGACAAAGCGCCAACGCCAAAAGCAGGATAGACGGTCTACGGGAAGATAAACTCTGGGGAGAAATCAGGCGAGCAGCCAAAACCAATCCTGCTTTACAGGAAACATTGGAACGTGCTATAATCATCTATGAACTGAGTAAAAAGAATGGATAGACTTAATATTAAAAATGAAATGGCAGCCTTGGATCGCAAAGATCGTGAATACTTTGATGCCATGACTGATGAGGAAAAGAAGAAGTTCAGCCCATATCTCATGATACGCTGGGGATCTAGTGTTGGTGGTGACCCCATGTTACAGAGCTATTATTTGATGAGCACCAACGAAAACCTCAATAAAAACTTTTTTGATATTTCTGCTGCACAACACCGTAAACTGTTATGGTTGTTGGCCACTACAGTTAGTCCAAGCATGGGCAATCAATATCATCAATGGATCGCTCCCAAGAAAAAAGAAAAAAATAATAAAACCATCAAGGTCTTACGAGAACTGCGTCCTGATCTACGTGACGATGATCTTGAAACGATGATGGCAGTCATGGACGACGATGACATAAAAGAACTGGCTCGGCAACATGGATGGACTGATAAACAGATAAAAGATATGCTGAAATGACATTTGTTTTTTCGTCAAGACTTGATAATCTTAGATCCCACGACGTACGAGAAATCTCTTCGATAAAATTACCGCCAGGGTCAGTGGATCTGTCAGGCGGCAGTCCAGCCACGGGACTCATGCCGTTGGAACAGGTACAGAAAATCACCGAGCAGGTTTTTGAGGACGTTGGTAGTCGCGCTTTCCAATATGGTCCCACAGAAGGACATGCTAAACTACGCAAATGGTTGGCTGAGTATCACGAAGTTGATGTCAGTACAGTGATGATCACTACCGGAAGCCAGCAGGCTCTAGATCTAATATCAAAAATTTTCATTGATCCGGGTTCGCGTATACTGGTCGAAAATCCCACTTATGTAGGAGCCTTACAGTCTTTTGATTTATTCCGTGCCGATATTGATATCTTAAATGAGGATCTCAGCGTCGGCGATCTTGGAGATGTGCGGTTTATATATGTGGAACCATCATTCCAAAACCCCACTGGCCGTTGTTGGACCATGGAACAGAGAAAAAAATTTATCAATAACACTGGTAATGTTGTCATCGTTGAAGATGACCCCTACGGCGATCTTTATTTTGGAAAAACGGCACCAATGCCATTACGCAAGTTGGCTCCGGATCGTGTGATCTATCTAGGGTCTCTATCTAAGATTTTTAATCCGGGTATAAGGATGTCTTATGTGATCGCTCACGAGTCTATAATTGAGCGTATGCGCATTGTCAAACAATCAGCCGATATGGCGTCGTCGACTTTTTTACAAGAAATCGTGCTCGGTTGTCTTGAGTCGGGATTACTGGACAGACATCTTCCCAAACTAAGAAAAGTGTACAGGCAAAGACGTGATTGGCTGTGCTCGGCTCTAGAGAAACATCTGCCCGAATCATGCCAATGGAATTGTCCCGAAGGTGGCTTGTTTGTTTGGATAAAACTACCCAAGGGCATGGATTCCATTGCTGTACATCGTCGGGCCTTGGAGTCTGGGTTAAATTTTATTCCAGGAAATGGATTTTATGTGATTGATCCTGATCCTTTGACTTTGAGGTTGTGCTATGCTAGAATAACTGAGCCCGAGGCTGATCTTGCGGCTCAGAAATTATCTCGTATCGTAAGAAGTGGATAAACAATTTACCTGTCGCTACTGTGAAAAAAGTTTCCGTAAAGAATCAACTTTGGCGGCGCACCTCTGCGAATCTAAGCGACGGTGGCAGCAGGAAAAAGAAATTGGAGTACAGATGGGTTTACGGGCCTATCTGAGATTCTATGAAATAACACAAGGATCGGCCACTATGAAGTCTTACAACGACTTTGTTGATAGCCCATATTACCGAGCTTTTGTAAAGTTCGGTCGACATTGCCAAGCCATACGCTGTGTGAACTACACCAGTTTCACTGACTGGTTGTTGAAAAATAATAAAAAACTAGATCATTGGTGTCATGAGTCTATGTACCTGGAGTGGCTGTATCAGTATCTACGTCGAGAAGCAGCCCAGGACGCCATAGAGAGGGCCCTCAAAGAAATGCAGACCTATGCTGATGATCATCCAGACTTGCGCAATGGATTTACAGACTATTTTAGATACGGCAATACCAATAGGATCTGCCATCATATCTCAAATGGTCGTGTCAGTCCTTGGGCATTGTATAATTGTGCCAGTGGGATTGAATTTCTAGAAAAATTAAATCCTGAACAACTGGAAATAATCATGCCATGGGTAGATCCGGATTTCTGGCAAAAGAAATTCCAAGATTATCTAGCAGATACTGAATGGGTGAGAGAGATATCGGAGAAAGCCGGTTTATGAAAGACACAATCTATTTGATCCTTTTATCGATGGTGATAATCTTGATTTGTTTGTTACCTATATTGTTTCCATCGGAATCTTATGTTAATGCTATTAGAGAATGGGGTCTACGATAGATGCGATTTCGCAGTGACATTGACATAGATTTTGGTGATCGCAGTCACGCACTAGATCTACTAAAGCACCATCCTGCCAGCATGATACGTGATGGACGTATCGCACGGCA